CAATGTTTAGTCCAACAAAGTCGTTACTCATTTGGATAGCATATGATAAAAGAGGAGATGCTAACGAGATGTATATGGAATACATAGAAGAAATGGCAAGAAAGAGAGGATGCAATAAAGTTGAGTTTTGGACTCCGTGGAGGGGACTTGCTCAAGCATTATCTCACAAGGATTATAAAACAAAATTATACATAGTAGAAAAGGAGTTATAATGAGTGGCGGTGGATCAACAACAATAAAAGACACGAAATCACAGAAGGCTTTAGCCTCTATTGCTGCACAAAGATTTAATCTTTACCAACAATACTATGTTCCTTTAGAGAATGAGTTTATGGGTCAAGTTGCCGCAATGACAAGTCCAGAGTCTTTTGAAAACGTAGAATCTTACGTTACTTCTTTACAACAACCAGAGTTTCAAAACGCAAGAAGACAATTAGAATCACAAGCATTCAGTCAAGGAGCAGACCCAACTAGCGGTCAGTATCAAGCGGCAAGTCAGCAAGCAACTCAAGCTCAAGCAAGAGGAATGGGTTTGGGTACTGCCGAAGGTCTTTCTGGTCAAGTTGATAGATACTATCAAGGAATGCAAAACATAATAGCAATGGGTCAAGGTCAGGCAGGATCAGCTATTGCTGGTCTTGGAGATGTTGGTGAGCTTGCTCAAAAAAGAGGAATAGCAGAAGCCAAACAAACAGCCCAAAGGTCACAAGGCAATGCATCAATAGTTGGAACCGGGCTAGGTGTCGGTGCTGGTTTATATATGGGCAATAGTTAATGGCATTCTACAATGTAACAAACGAAAGGAACGATGATCCATATAACCCCAATGATGGCAGCTTATATGTAAACCCTTTTAGAACTGGAGATCAGTCAGCTCAAGACACTTTATCAGACTTATATGAGTCTGAGTTTCAAGATTATTTAAATAGGTTTTTTCCTGTAGAACAAGATCTAATAGCCCAAATGACAACAGGATTTGAGGGCTTGCAACAAGAAGAAATAGGCAGAGCACAGGAAGCTGTAGCAAAACAGTATGCTAATGTAAGAGGTCAAGAAACAAGAAGACAGCAAGGATATGGTCTTAATTTAAGACCTGAGTCTCAAGGCGATTTCCAAAGATCAGAGACATCTGCATTAGTAGCTGCTAGAAATTTTGCAAAAATGAGATCTGAAGAGAGAAGAATGCAAGTTCTTTCTGGAGGTCTTGGTAGTGCAATGGGGCAAAAATCAGTAACAGGAGGATTAAGTGGCTAACGGATTAGGTGGATTATTGGCAACAGGTCAAAAAACAAAAGAACAAGCTAAGGCAGGTTTATTAGGAGCTGCACGTCTTGAAGCACAACAAGATATAGCACAAAAAAATCTTGATATGCAAAAAGAGGCAGGAAAACAACAACTTACGGGTACTGCTGTAGGTATCGGTGGTGTAATAGGTGCAAAGGCAGCAGGAACTGCAATAGCAGGCACTGTAGCAGAAGCAAAAGCAGCAGGAACTGTGGCAACATTGGGTGCAAAAGCAGGAGCAGCAGCAAGTGCATTAGCTCCGCCAGTCTTAATAGCATTAGCGGCGGCAACATTACTAAATAAACTTTTCGATTAATTATGGCAAACTTATCATCAGGAATTATAGACGGAATTAATATAGGGCTTAAAGTATCGGGTCTTGCTTCGCAAAAAGAAAAAGACGAACTTCTCATGGAGAAGACTAGGCTTGATATGGAGCAATCAACAGAGCTCTTAAACAGTAATTTAAAAACAGCAGGGCTAACTCAGACGCAAACACAACAAGCAATAGATCTTAACAACATTAAACTTGGTTACGCAAAGCCAATAGCCGCTGCAGAACTTGCAGGAAAGGAGCTAGATAATACATACACTCAAGCAAGGATTGACTACACAAAAAACATAACAAGCGGTTTGGTTTCCGATCAAAGAAGAGAACAAATAACAGAAGACTCTGCATTGCTTGTTAACATTTTAGAACAAATAAGCAATCTTCCCGAAGATGTAACAGACTTTGAGTTAAATACAATAACATCACAAATGCAATACATAGAATCTCCTATTGTAAGAGCACAATTAAAAAATATAGATCCGGGCTTTAGAAAGTCATTTAATAATTTAATGCCAGTATTTCAATCTGGAGACTTTGAAAATGCCCCTCAAAGTTTTAATGAAGATCTGACAAAAATTTTAAAACCACAAATACAAACAACCTTTTTGGGTGCTGATTTTATCGACACTAACGGAAATGTTGGAAAGGTTGAAGATGTTGTTTTGAATGGAGACTTTATAGCTAAAGGAATAGGTGATGAAATGATCCTTGGATCAAAAGTAACTGTTGACTTTGGAGAGGGTGGGGTTAAAGAATACCAAACATTTTTACCAGATCAAACCGATGGAGGTAAAAGAATATTTAGAGAAGATTTACAAGCAGATGATTCAAAAGCAGTATCAGTAAAAGACACTGTTGATTATGTCTCTGGTCAAAAACATCTAGCAATGATATTAGACCAAAACCCAAGAATGCTTTCTCATTTACAAAAAATGACAGGTTCTATTGAAGATGTTTATACGCCTATTTCAAAAACAAAAGAAGCACAAAAACAAACCGCAATAAATAATATATATAAACAAGAAGGAATAGAGTTTAATACCTTAATAGCTTCAATTGATATTGACTCTCTTAAAAGTATTACAGATCCCAAAGATATGCAAATGCAAAATGCATTAAGAATGACTTATGCTTTCTATGGAGATAGCTCAGGGATCACAAAAGATGGAGATACGTTTGTAACAAAAGGCGGAGAAGATCCACTGGCTACAATACTTGGGAATGCACCAAAATACAGCAATGCAAGAACTTTATATGATGGGTCTTCTATTGAAGATACTCTAAACAGATATAATAATAATCCAGATGCAAAGGGTGCACCAACAACTAATATTGGAAATAACATCTTCTCATTTGATGCTCCAGTAAATAAAGTAAAAGAGACAATGTTAGAGTTCTACAATGATAATTTGGACATGCAAGCAGAGATTGAAAACTTTGATAATGCTTTTAACCAAGCAGTGAGAGAAGGAAATATAAAAGAAAGTGAATACACCAAGGAACTTAAAAAACATATAGAAAAAGCCTTAACAAATAAAGGGTCTTAATATGGCTAACGAATTTAGCGTACCGTTATTAGGGGAAGAAGAAGAAAAAAAAGAATCTTTTTCAGTACCTTTATTAAATCAAACAGCAGATTTAGAAGAACCCAAAAAAGAAAAATTCAATGTTCCTCTATTAGAAGAACAAGAAGGCTCTTACATTGGTGCATTTAAACCAACAGGAACAAAGTTATTTGATGCGGTGGTAATGGCAGGTGAGCAGGGTGCTAACCTACCTGGAAGACTAACCAGATCAGTAAAAAATGCAGCTATACAAGATATAACAGATGATATAAATGACTCTATAGATCAAAGTGATAGATCATTACTGGACAATCTTTTGCTAAGAGGCGGTGGTCTAAAGTATAGATATGAAAAACAAACTCTTGAAAATGAATTGGGATTATCTGATAAAGGAAACTTAGGTATACTTTGGGAAACAGTCTTTGGAGAAAGTGCAACATCCATCCTAAAGAAAAAAGTTAAATACAAAGAGATGTCTTTAGATGAAAGGTCTAAAAGTTTAAACGATTTAAAACAAGAGTCTAAAGAACATGTTGCTGAAACAAAAAAAATTAATGATGCATATAACCTAAAGAAACAAAAACTTTGGGATAAGAGAGGATATACCGAAGAAGAGATAGCATTAGTTGGTGGTGTTTCTTCTATGGCTGTTTCACTAACTAGCATGGGGGCAGCTGTATTTACTAGAAACCCAAAAGTTGCGTATGCAACACTGCCTTATTTTGGTCTTGTAACACAACAAGAAACTTATGAGAGCTCAATAGCATCAGGCATGTCAGATAAAGATGCTAGATACAACTCTTATATTCAGGGCGGAACAGAGATTGCTTCAGAAATGTTAACTCAATTTACTGTTGTAAAAAGCTTAAACAAATTGTTAAAAAAACAAAAACAAAATATAAAAAGTTTGGTATTAGAGGGTGGAGGAATACTTGCCGCAGAATCAGTCGGTGAACAATTTAATGGATTAGCACAATCTATTACTCAGGCATATTACGATAATACAGATGAGCTAAAGATTGCTTGGGATAACAAAGACAATCCTTTATACGAGGGAACAGATTATAAAGATATATTATGGGAGAGGGCTAGGTTAACATCTATAGCAAGTTTGGCAGCTGGTGGCGGGATGGTGACTGCAAATGGGGCTATAAAATATAACGCATCAAAGGATTGGGTAAAGAACAGTCCCAAACCTCAAGAAACACAAGAGTCTATAAAAAACGTCATACTCTCAAAAGAGCTGGACAAAGTAGCACTTGAGCAGGCATCTATAAGGGCATTAGAAGAAGACAACTTGAATGATGCTAATACTGATCCAATGGAAATATTGGCTGAAGAAATTTTAAAGATAAAGCTTCCAGGAAAGAAGTCTGAGGTTACATCTGACCCGATCACCGAATCTGCTGGAGATCCATTAAATGATGTATCTAATATAGATGATGGGCTTGTAAATGTAGAGAAGTTCTTAAAAGCAAAAGGTTATGATATAGACAAAATGAACCTTACCACTGGTACTGATTATGCTGCCGGGTTAAGAAACGAACCGCCAAACCAAATAAGACTTTTAGATTCAATAGGTTTCCGCGTAGATTTTAATAATGTAAAAGAGACAGCAAACAAGATAGATGAATTTATCATTAAGCAAAATGCAGAAAAGAAATTTAAAATAAAGGTTAAGCCAACTCCAAAAGAAAAAATAGTTTTACCAAAAAAACCAAAACCTATAACAGCAAGAAGCTTTTATCTTGGCTCTATGAGTAATAACGCACTGAAGCAAGAAGAAATAGTAAGAGCTTTATCAGGTGGTGGGGATAAGGTTTCTCCTGTATATAGAGCTAAAAAAGGTGGAGGTGAGGACAGCCTTGATATGGGTGGTGCAGCTCTTTTAGAAGAGGGGTTCTTCAGGGGAAGGGGAGAAGGCGGAACAATAGAAACTAGTGGAGAAACATCTAGGCTTAGTGTAAATGAAATTGCAGATCTTTTAGAAGAAAACCCTTTAACACCGAAGTCTCAAGAAGAGCTAAATGCTTATGAGTCTGAAATGGAAGGCACTATATATAACTTTATTAGAAAAAACCCAGGATCTTCTGTCTCTGATATAGCCAAAGCTGCAGGTAGAACAAGTAAAATAAATATAGAAGACGCACTTATTAGACTAGAAGATGCAGACGGAATAGAAAAATCTACTCTTAGTGGAGATTATACTTATAAAATAAAAGGTCAGGAAGAGCAAGTAAAAACAGACCCAGCAGAAATAGATTTTACAGAACAGGTGGTTCCAGACTCATCGCAACCTGTAACCTTAGAAGATTTTGAAAACATACCAAGCTTCCCAGCCGATGATTACTTTAATGAACAAGACAAGATTCCTGTTTATCCAGAGTTTGAAGAGTACACGCCAAAAAATACTCCATTAAAGCCAGCAAGATCTGGTAGTAAAAGTGATTTAGATAACGGTTCTAACATCACAGACGCACCAAAAGAAAGAGAGGTTGACCCATGGGGCGTTGGCGAGGTTTCTTTGTTGGAACAGAAAAAACAAGAGCTAGAATTTAAATTTCAAAATACAGTTGGTTATGTCAAAGATGTAGAAAAGGCTAGGGATCAAAGAGCAGAAGAAAAAGGCTTACCAAAACTTACTATATCTGAAAAACCATCTGAAGCTTTTGTAAGGCTACCGGGGATAAGAGCTAACAAGCAACAAAAGTCTTTAGAGGCTGCAGAAACTATTGTTGAAAAAATGCAAGAAAAGAATGTCAAAGCAAATGATGTTGATATTGTTGCCAGGGCATTACATGCACCAGAAAGAAATAGAAAAGTTTATAAAGATAAGTTAAATAACATTGATGAATTAATAAAAGAAGCAGGGGAAACTCCTACTAAAAATCAAGTAGCTCAGATAGAAAAAGCAAAGAAAGATGCAGCAAGGTTTGAAGACAATGGCTCTGGAATAAGAACAGAAGAGGCAATAGATGTTTTAAAAGATTATGGAATAGAGCACAATGGAACAGATGCAACGGCACTTAACGAAGACGGTAAAGCATTATTAGATCTGACAAATGAATATCATCAGTACATCAAAGAAACAGTAGATCTTTATAATGAGGGTGGTTTGATAGACGACTCTATAACAGAGGATTTTAAATCTGGAGAAAATTATAAGTATTATGTACCATTAACAGGATGGGCTGCCGATACAACAATAGATAACAAGCCAAACAGAAAAGGCAAAGGTCTTTCTATTAGAGACGGTGAATTTATAAAAGCAGAAGGAAGAAAATCTATATCAGCATCTCCATTTATTCAAATGGTTAATCAAAGACAGACGGCTATAGAAAGAGCCACAAAGAATGATGTATTAAACAGAATAGGAAAACTATTCACAGAAGAGTTTGATGGGAGTGATATAGCAGAAGTGGTTGATATAAAGCCAAAAGCAATGGAAATGGTTTTTGGTTTTAAGCAAGATGGCAATCAAAAGTGGTTAAAAGTTTATGATGAAAAACTGGCTAGATCCTTAAACGCTTATGATGCAGACTCTTTAGATGCATTCTCAAAAACTATGCGACCTATAACAAGATTACAGTCAGCATTATATACAGCATTCTCTCCGCCATTTGTCTTAAAAAACTTTATGCGAGATCTTATTGGTGGTGGTATAGGAATATACACAGAACAAAATTTACCCGGAGGAAGGGCTGAGGGAAAAGCGATACTTGAAAGTAGTGTTAAAAATGTCTTGCCAAGGCTAAGACAATTCTATCAAGGCGTAAAAGGAAAGCAGATAGAGGAGGATGGAATCCAAGAAGCTTATGAAAGGTTTAACGAATATGGTGCCAACTCTGGTTTTGTTACCACCCTTGGACAAGAAAGAATAGGAGATTTTTATAAAGAGCTAACAAAGAAATACGAAGGAACCGCATCGCTGGAAGGAAAAGATAAATTACTTCTTAGGATCGCTGGCGGTATTAAAAAGCCATTCAAAGCAACTGCTGATTGGATGTATGATTTAAACAGTTCAGTGGAAAATGGGATAAGATTCTCTACCTTTGTTGAATTTATAAAGGCAGAAAATGGTGGCAAAATACAAGGTGCCAAAAAAGAAACTTTAGAGCAAGCAGCCTCTTTAGCCAAACAGTTGACCATAGACTACACCACGAAAGGTCAAATGAATAATACTATTAATTCACATTTTATTTTCTTTAATGCTGCGGTTCAAAGTAATGTTCCTCTTTATAGAGCATTAGCGAAAAACAAGAAAATAGCTTTACAAGTCGGAGGGGGCATTGCTACCTATGGAACTATGCTTACTTTATATAACTTCTTGGTTTCTGAAGAGGACGAGACTGGAAGACCCATCTATGAAAATATAGCAGAAAGATATGGTAACAGATACGTTATTACCATGATCCCTGGAGCAAAGATTAATAGCGATGATGAACTTCCCAAACTTTCTTTTGGTGGAGGACCAATAAAGGTCAATGGCAAGACTGTTGCTTTTGCTTATCCACAAACCTTAGGATTTAACGTGCCGTTCAACTTAGCAAGGAACGCAGTAGAGACTCAAGCTCACAAGATATTCGGTCTTAACAGACAATCAAAGACTGTTGGTAAAGCTGCCTTAGATATGTTTGATACTTTTAGCACTGGTGTTATGCCATTAGGCGTAAATGTGTCTAAGAAGGGAGACTTGGAGGGCTTTGCCTCTACGGTTATAAGAGCAGTAACGCCTTCTTATGCAAGACCTTTAACAGAGATAGCCGTTAATGAAAACTTTTTTAATATTCCTATTACAAAACAATTTTATGGCGGATCCAAGGGTATACCAGAATCATCTGTAGTAACAAGTTATGACAAAGATGTTTACATATCGTTAGCTCAGCTTGCTAATGAAATGACTGGGGGCAATAATAAGATGTTGGAAAAAGGCTTTATTGATCTACAGCCTGGTCAAATAAAATACATAACAGAATACTACGGCGGAGGACCAATGTCTTTTGCAAGCAAAACAGTAGAGGGTTTAAGAAGGTTTATGTACTCTGAGGTACAAGATGTAAAAGATATTAATTTTGTTAATACCTTCTTGGTTCAAGAACAAGATGGGGTTTACTCAAGAAGATTTTACAGTGCTATGGATGACATAGAGAGCAAGACTTATAAATATGACAAAATAGAAGACGCAGAGGCTAAGGCTGAGTTTTACAGAAAAAACAAAAATGTTATTAAGTTAAATTACCTGAGTGATATGGATAAGCAGATCAAAAAATCTTTACCATCAGAGCTAAAAGGAATTGTAGAAAAACCACTAACTGATATTAGACGTAGAATGGATAAGATTAAAGATGCTGATAAGACATTGCAAGCACTAAAACTTAGACAAAAAGATCCATCCTCTTACTATTTAAAAATAGACAAAATTAAAGAAGATAAAAGAAGAGTTCACATAGACTTACTGAAACAGTATGAGAAGGCTATGGCAAAAGATGAGAAGCAAGACTAACAGATACATACTAGTAGGGGGAAATATGACAAAGTCCGTTAGTCCTGCTGTAAACATTAGGATATCAAAGTATTACTAACCTCACAAGCATCGCTTAGATAATCTTTTGAAAGATGTGCATACCTATTAACTATATTAAAGTCTGACCAACCACCAAGATGTTGTAATGTATGAAGAGGTGTTCCGTTTTGCACATGATGAGTAGCCCAAGTATGCCTTATATCATGCCATCTAAAACCCTCTAAGTTTGCTTTTTTTAGAGCGTTGTACCATCCTGTATTAGAAGCCCTGCCAATCTTTCTGCCAGCGTATGTAAAAACATAGGGACCAACTTGCTCTATAGAGTCTAGCAGCTCCTTGCACTTGTTATTTAAAGGTACGCATAAACTTCTGCCGTTTTTGGTTTCAGATCCATCAATGGCTATTTGATTTTCCATGATGTCAATCCATTTTAGATTAAAACAGTTAGACATTCTTACGCCTGTAAGCAAAGAAAAAACAAATGGTTTTTGTAGATGATTGGGAAGTTCGTTGCGAAGCCTGTTTATATCATCCAAACTAAAATACTTAACTCTTGCAGACTCCTCTTTAACTTTTTTAATTATAGGCTTAGAGTCTAACCATCCTAGTTCTTCATAAGCATACATAAGTATTGCTCTAAAATAATTTAAATACCTATTAACGGTGCCAGGTTTACCCTTGATTCCAGATCTAATGTCTACAATATCTGACTTCTTTATGTCTTTTATATCTATGCCCTCTAGTCTTGGGTCAAAGTATTTACGATAGGTAAAATCATTTTTACCCATTTTATTAAACTTATAATATTCAGTAACGGATTCTTTCCATGTATTCATTATTTAATTAGTTTTGCTTGATGTATCACATCAATAAGATTCTCAATTCTTTGTCTGTAAACAGAAGCTTCGTCTGCTTTTTGTTGGATCGTTAAACCTTCTTTGTCATATATTTCTGAAATCTTAGACTCACAATGAGTTTTCAGATTTTGTATGTCTTCTATTGTTATATCTATTACCATAATTCCCTCATAGTTAGTAATGTAAACATTGTAATTTGTTAAATCATCAAAGTCAAATGGTGTATTGTTTGAATAATTCTATTGGTATAAGGCATGCTATTTTTCTTTGCGTGTCACCGCTACCAAGAATCTCTTTCGATTTTATATTGTTTATCATTATGCACTCAATAATCTTTTTAGGCTTAGCCCAAAGAATCTCTTTGCCCGTATGTATGATCCAGTAGTCAGCCTCTGTGCTTAATAATGCTGATGGTTTATTAAACATGTAAAGCTCAATGATAATGTTTCCAGTCTCTTGACTCTTGTAGTCAACCTTAACTTCTACCTTTAGGTTTTTCTCTGCTACAAATATATCGTATGGTTTAAACTTACCAGGAACCTGTACTGCTGATGGGTATTTCTTTTTTATGGCATCAAGAACTAATTGTTCTAGTTCCTGACCAACCCTTAAATCTTTTTCAAATGCTTTATTGGTGTCTGTTTTCAATTTTTGTAAGTCCCTCCACCTATCTTCTTGTGATAAAACTTGTCTTATTTTAAAACCTTCGGCGGCATTTTTAATGTTTATAATTTTTCTTTGTTCTTCTGGAAACTGATTCCATTTGTTGATTTCGTCTTCATGTCGTCCGCATGTTTTGCATCTTGTATCACCTATCATTGTTGAACATACTCCGCCATTGCACGGAGATCCTGATAGGCTACCTTCGCCTAGAATAGACGAGAGCCTCTCTGAGTGAGAGAGACTCTTTTCTAGTTTGTCATCCATCTTTAGTTAGACGGCTCTTCCTCAGCCTCTACAGCCTCTACCTCTTCTTGTTGTACAACTTCGTACTTCTCAGGTAACTTCTCAGTGAGCTGTCCCTGATCCACTTGATTTCCAAGCTGTACCAGTCTTACTATCTCAGTAAGCAAAGGCATGATTGTATTTGAATGAAATCCCAAAACATTTAATCTGTTCTTGGCTTCCTTGGATAAAGAGTCAATCTCATACTCTCTAGCCTCTCCGTCTACATTTAATATAATGTTTTTATTTTCTTGTTGTTCCATTGTTGCTCCTTTTAAAATGGTAAATCCTCGTCAATTGTACTTTTAGGAAAAACTTCATCAGTTTTTGGCTTAAAAGAAACATCGCTTTTAGGTTGTATACTAAAGCTAAGGGCTGGGGATTTTTCACTAGCACCAGGTTTTCTTTTCCAAGCACTAACAAAAAAATCTTCACCTTTAACATTCAGTTCTCCCCTGAAGTCAGGATGTTTTTCTGTTTCCTTTTTGTCGTTTTTCCAGATCGCACCGCGATTAGTATTATCGTATTCCATTATATATTTTTCTCCTTGTTAACCCAAGACTCTAAAATTTTATTTACCATATAAGCAATTTTTCTATCAAAGAATTTGTGATCTTCTTTTTTACTTATTGCTATAAGTTTGTTGTAAACATCCTCTTCAATTCTTGAACTAATTGATTTTTTATTATTAGCCATTTTCTTATTCCTCTAGTAATTTGGTATAGATCCTTGAATCACCTTCAGATCTGTATTCTTCTAACACATCTCTTTCAATGTTCTGATCCTTGACCAGTCGACTATAGTTAATTCTGCCTCTAGCTTGTGTCATGTGACATTTCACTGAAGACGTACCAAACGCCCCGCCATGTTTTTTTATCAACATAGCAGACAATTCTTTTTTCCTAAGATCTAGGACAGAAGACTTGTCTTTGAGCTGCTTTAGTTCTTTTAATACAGTTGCAAGCTCTGATGTTTCATCAGTATCTTCAACCGTTTTATAATTAATTCCTGGTTCATCTTTATCTTCTGACCACCTTTCAATATAAGTAAGATCCTTAGATTTTTCGTTATACCAGTCCATAAACTTTTGTGCTTTAGGTATATATGTTTGAGCCCATTTAGTGTCTCTTGATATCCATTGCTCAAAATATTCTGTATCGCTATACCATTGAAAGAAAAGCATTTCATCAATATCCATGCATTCCATAGCCATTTGCATTTGATGCCAGTAGTTTCTTTTCTGTTCTTTTACGTTCGTACATGGCTTAGATTGCGGACATTTTATTTCTACCGCCGATATAGATCCATTCCTACCCTTAAGCATTATTCCATCTGGTGATATACCCATCCAGTTATGTTTGGGGTGAACAACAAAAGACGGTTGTGTTATTTTATATCCCATCCTAGCCAAAGTTTTTAATGCTAAGGGCTCACTGTCAGTACCGTGCTTCATTGCAAACATGGCAAATTGATTAAAAGGATCCTGGGTTAAATGGTTTGCCTCTCTAAAGATATCTCTTCCTAGTGCCTCCCATTGATCTCCTTTTGTCCAAATGCATTCATCTACAGCTTTTGGAAGTCTTGTCCCAGTAATCCTGTTAGATCTTTGATCATGCCAAGCAGGTGTACCTTGTTTTATCTGCACCACTATTTTACCGCCTTGCTATATATAAGATTTAACTGAACTCTTGTTTCTTTATCATTGCTAAGCTCTGCAACCTTGTCGTAGTTTTTAAATATTTGTTGTGCTTGCTCTTTGGTTTGTGCTGACTTAAGCTCTTTTTTAAAATCTTCTATTACAGAAAACTCATCTTGATCTTGTTCAGGTTGTGAGGGCTTATCAACACCCTCTAGCTCTGGCTCTTCTATGCCTTCAAACGGTACGCAGAATGTTTCAAGCAAAGCGTTTCTGTAAGCAAAAGATCTTGCAGATTCTAAGTCTTTTCCCTGTTGTGATTTGCTATGACCAACATATGATCTGTCTACATAGGACCCATCATCAGTACAAACAAACCTTAAGGTTCCAACAACCCTTGTTAGTGTTGATCTGCCATCATCTAAAAACTTGGTTGATACGTTTAAGTCTGGTTGAACCAACGTAAGAATATTGTTGTCATGAAGTGGTTTAGAAAAAGATTGTATGATTTGATCTATACCCCTGTATTTATATTTTTGATAGCTATTGACACCCTCTTTTGCTATAGGGTTTGCTAGCATATGTTTTTGCACATTAGACAGTGCTGTGTATATTTTTTGTTTTGTCATAATAAAACCTCCGCAATGATTGTAATATTTAATTAATTTTAAAACAATACTTTACAATGATTATTTTTTTTAGTTAAATGTCTGCATGAGGGAAAAGCATGTCTGTTGAATACATTACAAAAATTATTAAGGTAGAGGTTACTCCAACACAAAAGTTAATATTATTTATATTAGCAAATTATTCAGATCAGTTTGGACAGTCTTATCCTTCACATGAAAGATTGGTTGAAATTACTGGATTAGGTCTGACAGCCATAAAAGATAATTTAAAAAAGCTTAAGGTGGCAGGCTATGTTTCTTGGGAAAAAAGAACAAACAATAGCAATTTATACACTTTAAAGGTGGGGTCGTTTAAATCCAAGGTACAGCCACCTGCTGACCCCAATACTAAAGACTATACTAAAAAGATATATATATTAGATTTGGAAAGGATTAATGAGATTTTTAAAGAAGCGACAGACAAGTCTTTTTATCAACATAGTGCTAACGTATTTAAAGCACAGCCAAGATGGAAGGAGCTCCGTGAATTGGGGAGAAAAGGAATAGTTTCACCAAAGACAGGAAACAAAATAGATTTAGTAGCTGAAGATTTTTGGTTTAGTTATTTTCAGATAGCAAACTCAAGCGGTCATAGAAAGTGGATAAGATCTTATTGGGATAAAAAACCAACACTTATGACAATGTTAGGTTTAAATCAGTTTGATGCAATAATTGAGAGAAGATATGGATAAAGAAATATATGAATTAGAAGCAAACATTATTGGTGCAATGATATTAAGTCATGCAAAGTTTCAGGACGCACAGGATCTCGGCTTAGAGCCAGGGGAGTTTGATAGTGTTGCATACAGCAAAGCATACACAACCATGCTAGACCTTCGAGCATCAGACATGGTTACTCTTAGAAACAATATTAAAGATGACATTTTATTTGATGAGATAAGATATGCTGCAACCTATTGTATAAGCCCAGCTGGGTTTGACGGATGGCTTAAGCAAATGAAATATAAGACAGCGAACAACAAGCTTCTTAAACTATCAAAAGAAATACCAGAAATTGTAGAGTCAAGAACCACTATTGAGGAGAAGATAGACAAGGTCAATCAATCTCTTATAGATAATAAAATTATAAAAAACATTGGTACTCCAAAACCCGTTGCTGATATTTTAGATGGCGTTGAAGAGGAGATAAGGCTTGCTGGAACAGAGGATCAAAATGTTGTATCTACGGGGTTTGGTGAAATAGATGAAAAAATCAAGGGCTTCAAGTCTGGAGATCTTGTTATTGTAGCTGGAAGACCGGGAATGGGTAAGACCACCTGGGCTTTAAATATAGCGTCATATAATATATTTAAAGGTAAAACTGTTTTGATGTTTAGTTTGGAAATGACAAACGAACAGCTAATCAAAAAGATTATAAGCTCAGACTCTGGTCTAACAATAGACAAGATGATGTCTGGTGGAATGAGCCAAGCAGAGTGGACAACCTTCAGGGATCATAAAGAAAAGTTATCTAAAACAAATTTATATGTATATGATAAGTCACCTATTACAATAGAAACATTAATTAATAAAACAAAATCTATACAAGCCGTTAAGGATATAGATTTAATAGTTGTAGATTATTTACAACTACTAATGACATCAAATAAAGCACCAAGCAACTCTGATTCCAGGACTGCTTCGATGACTTATATTTCAAATCTTCTGAAAGGATTGGCAAAGGACGTAGGTTGTCCGCTAATTTCGTTATCTCAATTAAACAGGGGTGTGGAGTCGAGAACGGATAAAAGACCAGTTCTTTCAGATTTAAGAGACTCAGGCTCTATTGAACAAGATGCTGATATGGTAATCATGCTTTATAGGGGCGATTACTATGATTCACTTGAAACAGGAAACTCAGAGGTTATAGTAAGAAAAAATAGAATGGGTGAGTTGGGCGAGTTTGAGCTAGGGTTTGATGGAAGTCGCTCTAAGTTTCTTGATCCAGCAGACATCGCATTCGGGAGAAAAAAAGAATATGGACAGATCTGAAAACTTTCACGAACAACTAAGAGCAATCATACCAAAAATATCTGAGGCAAGAGTCAACGTGCTTAAGTCTGAAGTAAATCTCAAAAGAGTTTTTTGGATAGAGCTTTGTCAAGCAAAGGAAGATGGGGAGCGTAGTTACAATGCACAAAAATCTAAAGCAGAGGCTACTGAGAGCTATTATGAGGCATCTTTACACGTTGCAGGTGCTAAGGCTAGCCTTGATGCTTTACAGACAGAGAAGCAGGCTGTTGATATGCAGTTTGAAGAGTGGAGAACAAAAATGGCTAACCTAAGATCAGAGAGAAATAGATATGGAGCATAATACTTTTAAAGATTATTGCAGAATGATGTATGAAGAGTGCAAAACTGAGAGAAGAAAACATAACGAACCTGAAATTACATACAAGGAATACGTTACAAACAATAATAAAATGTTACTTAAGGACTATGCGAGGAAGATCTCCAACTAAAAAAGAAAAAGAATGGATGGACTCCATAGCTAATTTTGGCTGTGTGGTCTGTCATTTGTTTTATGGTTGTTATTCACCCGCAGAAATACACCATATTGACGGAAAAACAAAACCGCAGGCACATCTCTTGACCCTACCTCTTTGTTTTAAACATCACAGAGAGGGTGCAAACAATGACATGTATGTTTCACGGCATCCTTTTAAAAATGAATTTGAAAGAAGGTACGGCAAGCAAACAGATTTGCTGGATAGGCTTGTAGAATTAATAGAAAATGACTGAGGAACAATTATGACAACACGAGAAAGGCTTGGGGGCTGGCATGGTGGCAAGGGAGATCGCGACAGGGTTTCCAATAAAGATAAGTTTAATGAAAACTTTGACAAGATTTTTGGGGAAAAGAAAAAAAAGAAGGATAAAGAATGCAAAGAAAAAAAACAGAAATAGATTATAAATACAACGAAGCAGAACTTATAAAAGAGTTTGCAAAGTATGTGGACAAGACTTATGAACAACACTACTCTCTCAACAAGTTTCAAGCCACAGAGTTCATAATGGATAGTGGGCACGGTGAAGGGTTCTGCATGGGTAATGTGATGAAATATGCACAACGCTATGGCAAAAAAGAAGGTAAGAACAGGGCTGATATACTTAAGGTAATACACTATGGGTTCTTTGCTTTATACAATCATGACTTGCAAAACAAGAAGTGAAGCACACAGATCAGACAGGTCAAATAAACATATTGCAGTACGCACACAGAATTAGTTTAATGAAATCCCATCAGGAGCGTATGAACTATCTTGATGATATAGATGAAAATTTTGTTGATTTGGTATATCTTACATCTATGCAAATGGGAATCGTCAACACCATTGCTGACCTTCCAACTCGGGAGGAAAGAAAAAAAGCATGGGACGAACTACCAGAGCATACAAGGTCTATGAAGGGCATGAAAGACATGGTCTATCATAGGGTAGTAAGAAAATTTAGGAGTACATAACATGCCACAAGGAAAAGGAACATACGGAAACACAAGAGGAAGACCCTCAATGAAAAAGGGTAAAAAGAAAGGCAAAAAAACTAAAAAGTAATGCCTGCTAAAAAACCAGGAAAGAAAAAGTCCACTGTTAATTCTGCTGGTAACTATACTAAACCAACCATGCGTAAGAATCTTTTTAACAGGATCAAGGCTGGATCAAAAGGTGGAAGACCCGGTCAGTGGTCTGCAAGAAAAGCTCAAATGTTAGCAAAAATGTATAAAGCAAAAGGTGGAGGTTACAGATAATGCTAGGAAAATTATTTGACAGATTTGTTGAATGGAGTCTCAACAGGCAGGAATCACACCTAATGAAAGAGCCAAAGCCAAAAAGAAAAGTTTCTAGAGTTAGAAGGAAGGCAAACGCTAAGAAAAAGAATGCCACTTAAGAAACAACAAAAGTCTTTAAAAAGATGGACCAAGCAGAAATGGAGAACTCCAAGCGGAAAGAAGTCCTCAACTACTGGAGAGGTTTACGCCCCAGCTAAAACAATTAAGAAACTAAAGTCCACAGCCAAAGGAAGAAGCAAGCTAGCACAGGCAAACAAAAAGAAAAGACAAGCTACCGCCAAGGGCAAACAACACGCAAGACATGGTTTGCACAAAGGAAAAAAAAGATAATGTCTAAAAAAGATTCAAGACTTACAAGAGCTGGCGTTAGTGGTTTTAATAAACCTAAACGAACACCAGGTCATAAAACTAAATCACACGTTGTAGTAGCCAAGCAAGGAACCAAAGTAAAAACAATTAGGTTTGGTCAGCAGGGCGTGAGCGGAGCGGGGAAAAATCCAACCACCGCAAAAAATAAAGCCAGAAAAAAATCATTTAAAGCAAGACACGCCAAGAACATAGCAAGAGGAAAGATGTCTGCGGCTTATTGGGCAAACAAAGTTAAATGGTAATATGAAAATATTTCTTGGTTCACTTACCAACATTGATGACACATCACAAGAATTAATTATAGTTGCTCCAAACTGGGAGGAGGCGGAAGAGGCACTGCACGAAGTAGGATTAGATCTTATGGGTGAATTAAGTGAGGTTTTCGTTTATCATAAGGACGGTAAAAAAACCATACACTGATATGAGCAAAAAAGAAGAGCTTCAAAAAAAGTTTCTAGAAAATGGACACGACAGAGTTATGATCAGATGGATACCAAGCAACCCTCATGGCAGAAAGCACAAGGCAAGCGGATGGGTATACAAAATGAGTGGAGATGCTGAGTGGTCAAAACTTGGAAACAACTACGAAGATTCAATAAAAGAAATAGATTTACTTTAGATCAAGCAACACGTCTGATACTGAAGCAACAGCCATCATTGCTTTTTTAATATCTGATTCTGTCAGATCATTAGGATAGTTATCAAGAATTAGTTTTTCTTGATAGTGAAAGCCGTTCTCTGATTTGAGATCCCTGGCTATTTTTATTATGGCTTCTTTTATTAACATAGAACTTACTAGTCTATCAAAAAGAAAAATGAATAACAGTCTTGACATTTAAAAATTAGACTATATTTTGCTTTTTCTTTTTATGCTCTTCTTCGTATGTGGTAAACCTTCTTTTGCATTTCAAACACTCCCTTCTTCTTTTTAAAACAGTACCATCAACAAACTTTCTAACATCAATAACTTTAGTGTCAGTTCCACATTCATAGCAAAGCATTTTGTTCCCCTTTTATGTAACCAAAGATTACAATAATAAAGCCATGATAATTTATAGTCAATTGGAATATTGTTTTATTTATTAATTAATGTATCTTTACACTATTATTCACATAATTTTCAATAAAAAAGAATGGAAGCAACAGGCATAGAAATGCGTATAGCAAACTTAGAGAAACACATGGAAGAGGTTCTTTCTTTTGTAAGACATATACCAGTCCTTGAAGAGAGAATTGGAAGATCATTAAGCCAATCTTCAGATCACGAGGTTAGACTTAGAACGCTTGAACAGTCTCAAATGAGAGACAATGTCCAGTCTAAATGGGCTGAAAGAATTATAGGTGGCGTAGTGATTGGTTCTATTATAGGAATTGGCGGAGCAATATTTACCTATGTTCTTTAATAAAAAAGATTCAGACGCTGTTCTTGAAAGGATTGCATATATGCCACAAGGAACCTTAGGAAAACTTACCATAGGATCCGAAGTCTTTTGGACTGCTGAGCGTCCCTGGAGAAACAATCAAAAAGAAGTAAGCTGCATTCCCAATGGAAACTATACCTGTAAAGCCTATACATCAAAAAGATTTGGAGAAACATTTGAGGTTACTGATGTAGAAAACAGAACATATATTCTTTTTCATGTTGGGAACTTTCCAGAAAAAGATTCTCATGGATGTATTCTGCTTGGCGAAAGACTAATGGACAATCAAGCAGCCGTATCGTCTAGCAAGGTTGCAGTAAATAGATTTAGAGAGACTTTAAAAGATGTTGAAAGCTTCGATATCGAAATTAAAGACACAACCCCATACGACTGGTCATAAAACCAGGACTTGTAGAACTTGTAAAGAAAACAAGAATATAAACCGCTTTGAAATAAGCAAGGGCTATAGATCAAGAGTTTGTCATTCCTGCCGTCAATCGCGGAAAAGAAAAAGAATTAGTGAATCCCCATATGCTTACATCAATAGCATATACTCACAATTAGCATATAGAAGAAAAGAAACACATAAATTTAATATTACAGTAGATCATCTACATAAACTATATGATCGACAAAAAGGTATTTGTCAGTATTCTGGAGTAGTCATGACTCACATAAAGGATGGTACAGGATATCATTTAGAAAACATATCAATAGACCGCATTGACAACACTAAGGGTTACGAGGAGGGTAACATTGCCTTAGTGTGTCTAGCAGTAAACATGATGAAGTACACCTTAGAGTTAGAAGAACTCATAGATTGGTGTAAAAACATATCAAAAAATAATTAGGCTTCCATATTACTAAGGATGTGGGTAATAACCTCTATAGTCCACCCATTTCCTAGCATCTTATATCTTTGGGTGTTAGATACATGGTTGGTGTAATTATCAGGAACGGTTTGTAATCTTTCACACTCTAAAGGCGTTAGCTTTCTCCAATAAACATCATCCTTAACTAAAACATTATCCTTTTGTACTGTAGATATGTTGTTGGTTTTGTCATCCCTTCTTAGTTCAAGCATCTGTTTAGACTTTCCTGCAATAGAACCCTTGTGATCTTGTCGTACTCCATCCACCTTATACCTTCCAACGTATCTTCCGCAGACTACTTTGGGTTCCCTATTGCCACCTTGACAAGTGTTTACTGTTGGAGATTTTCCTTCTGGACTATAAACCCTTTTTAAAATGTCGTGACCATTAACATCAACAGCAGTTCCTATTTGTTGTGGAACTAAAGTCATTCCATTGTTCCCAGCTCCCTTATACATGGTTGCGGTCATGCATAAAGACTTATCATCTAACTTTTTAAGATGCCTTGCGTTCCTTTCTGTTCTCTTTACAGGTTTGTGTTCTACTGTATCGCCCTCTAGGATATCTTTTAGGACAATTCCCCTTTCTTCTGGAAGTTCCACATTAGGAATGTTAGTCCAATAATATCTTTGCCTTGACTGTGCAGAGACAAGCGAACTATTTATAAAAATAGGTTCGACACCCATGTATTCAGAGATAACATCTAAGTATTCTTTTTTCATTCTTACATTTTCAAGTAAGAAATATTTAGGTTTTAATGTCTCAACACATTTAACAAACTCAAAAAATAACATGGATCTGGGGTCGTCAAAGGCTAGTTGCTTTCCTGCAAAAGAGAATCCTTGGCATGGAGAACCACCCATAATCAAATCAATCTTTGGTAAGGTTGATAGGTCAAGTTCCGTAATGTCCCCCACTTGTATAATTTCCGGGTAGTTAGCCTTACTTACTTCAATAGCATACTTATCTATCTCACTTGCGTAATAGTTATCTACTTTTACTCCCAATCTATCAAGTGCAATTCTTCCGCAACTCATTCCATCAAACAAACTTAGTACATTCATTTATCTCTCCTTTTGATATGTTTCTTTTAATTGTGTTACTTTTACCTTTATTATCTCATTTGTTTCCTCGTCTAAGAAATCAACCTTAGTTTTTTTAGAATCCTTAATATCTCCCCTTACATAGCCAAATATAGTTGTTCCTTTAATCTGTACTCTCATGATAAATATTCCTCTATTATCTGTTTGTTAACTTCAAAGCCTAACAACACCTCAATTAAATGTATTAATGATGTAAACTCTTCGTTTGTTACATCTTCTTTTATAGTTTCTACAAGTTCTTTTATTAGTTGTTTATTACTCATTAGACACCTCCCTTATTTCCACATGGCTCACACCAATCAAATGTTTCCCTAAAATAAACAGTTTCCCATGCCCAATCAGGTATATCTTCCTTAGGTCTATTGTCAACACTCCAACATGTTTGTTTCATTGGTATGCTTTTTGTTTTTTGTCCATAAGGCTCTCCCTTATTTATTTGCTTACTACAATTAGCACACTCTCTTTCTATTCTTGTTTTTTTAAACTTCATTAGACACCCCCTGTCTTGCTTGTTCATCATCTTTAAATATGTTGCAGTCATCACATTTCTGTATTTCCTGGACTCGATCTTGGGTATTAAACGTATCAACCCAACCAACCCCATCACATAATGCACAAATTAAATCCATATTATCTTTCAAAAGTTGTGCTTCTCTAATAGGCTTCATGTGTCTTTCATGTCTGTCATAATTACATTCATTTTTCATTAGTCTTGCTCCTCTAATATAGTTATTTCATCATCTCTAAGTTCAATATTGTTTTCTTCTAAAAATTGCATTTTTATACTTTCAATACATTCTTCTTTAGAGTTTGCCTCTCTTCCTATATCTAGTGTTGTAAAAGTTATTTCTGCGTTATAAATGTTTTTTTGCTCCCATTTCCCAAGATCTGGGCTATCAGTAATAGCATTTAGTTTATCTATTCTATCGTTATACATATTTCCCTCCTTAATTGGTTATGTAATAGACTTCCTTTCAACCCTGTTTTTTGGGGAAAAAAGAAAGTTTCGCAAAATCATTGCTCGTCAGTATTACTGCATTAACCAAGTTCATCTTCATCCCATTCAAACTTCCAACCTAGTAAGAGACATAACTCTTTATAGGTGTCCCTGCCACCTCTAGTCATAGACTGAAAATCCCACCCTAGGTCATCCACTAGGCTCTTAACCTTTTCTAATTGTGATTTAGACATTACTCTTCTCCTTTAAATTAATATTAATATCTCTTTGCTCAACCCTTTCCCAAACATCATTGAACCTCCTCAACCATTCCTTCTGCTCTTCGTTGTGAAAGTTTCCACCCATAAGGCTTTCTAAAGCACAACAATGTTCTAATTCATTTCTTTCATAGAAATCAAAAAGGATGTCACACATGTAAATAGATAAACTAAAATTCCACCTCTTAAAATGTTTCATTAGTATTGCTCCTTTAAAAAATTAATGACTTCGTTTAGATGTAAGCTTGAATAAATCTCGTCTTTGGTTTCGCAATCGTTAGCATCATAGTTGCAAACTGCAAACCTCCAATCTTTATAATGGTCTAGGTTGTCAAAACCTATACCAAGATATGCTTCCTTCCTTTCATTAAGAAGTGGAGAGTTAATCCAAATCTGATAATCTTTATAAAGAAAACTAGGCAATTCATCATTGCTGTAAGATATGTTTTCCCAATCTTCAGGGATGTCTAGGTCTTTATAATAATCATGCCAAGTCAAGCCCCTGAATGGGTTGTATGTATCTTCAAAGTCATCCTCTGAAAAAATGACTGTATCGCCTCCGTCTGTTGCCCAATCATAATGATAGGAACTAAGTTCCTTTTTAAGCTTAGGAAGATCAGTTTTGTCAATCTCTAAAAGATTTTGCTTCCCTTCATAAAAGTTATATTTATATCCCTTGAGATTAAAAGAATCCCTATCAAAGAATATCCATGTGTCAACTTCAAATGTATGCATATATTCCCTCCTTTAATGTTCGTATATGTATTAGACTTTCTCCGCCCCTCGATTTGGGGAAAAAAGAAAGTTTCGGAAAATTATTCCTCATCAGTAATACTAATAGCCTCTATAGACTCGTCTTCATTATCCGTGTTCCATTCCATACTATCGCCATGATAGTGAGCCATATCCTCTGCTAGTTCCCAAGACTCTGCTTCAACGTATGCAATAGATACAACCCTTGAAACCTTAACTATTTTAAACTGTGCCATAATTACCCCCTAAATCCATAATCTAAGTATTCCTGAAACGCTCTGATAGAATCAGCAAGTGAGTACCCATGATAAACCTTGCTAACTCTTAGCCCTAAATGAATGCAAGACAGTTCATAGAAACCGCCTTGTTTTTGTATGTTGATATTAAAATTCATTATTTACCCCTTATGTATTAATTATTAAATTTGATTCTTGAAATCTTTGTTTTATGTATCGCAAAGCATCAATGACGCATAGGTCAAACTCAAAGTCTCCCAACTCGTCAGCATCTTGGAAGAGTTCATGCCTATAGATACCACCATCAAACTCTTTTTTATTGATAAAAATGTTGTAAGTAATACCTTGTTCTTTGTGTGCTGATGTTTCATGCATAAAGATTTCAACCTTTCCAATGTCTAGAGGAAAGCAACAATATACAATATCGTTGTCATCCTCATAATCAACCATGGCTTGTTCGTACTCCATGTATTCTTCCATTACGCTACCCCCTGAATTTTTTGTGCTACCCAAGTGACCTTGTAGCCAAGTTTTGAAAGTATGCAAATATCGTCCGCCTTGAATGTCTTAACCCCTTTAAAATTTGCTAGGTTTTCAGAAGTTATGCATTGAGGGTAAACTAAATTATTACCGTAAACATTTTTTACTGTTAAAAATATTTCCATTACGCTACCTCCTTAGCATCAACACAGAAATCTGTATGGTTTAATTCTAAGAATGCACATGTGTCGAAATCCTTAAAGGCTTCTTGTATTTTTTCAGGATAGGCATCCATTACCGCATGAGCCATAGCAAAAGATTTTTTTACATGTAAAGTCTCTTTTAACTCTAGGCTTCTTGTTGAAAGCATAGCCTCTACAACATGACGAATAGCAAAATACTTAGCCTCTTCTGTTATTGTTAAATAATATTTTCTATCTATGTTCCAAATGTATTTAGTATCTTCTCTCCATTTCTTAACATTTCTTTTTTCTGATTTAAGCATTTCCTCCCTATAATCTTTCCAAGTAATATTAGTTAATACATAAAGATTGTTATAACCTTCATTAATTAGTTTTTTAGTTTCTTTAATATCCATGATTGCATTCCCTCCTGTATGTTTATGTAATCAATGTATACAATTAAATAATATGTTGAGCTGCATGTCAACAACTTTAACAAGTAATTTAAAAAAGCCTGTATTAATAAGGGCTAGAAGCTAATAAAAAAAGCAATAATTTCTTGATCTGGAATCTATCTGGTACTTTGGAGGGGCGTTTTTGGGGGAAGAAAAAAGAGAGGCAAAAGACACAGCTACACATCAAGCATTAATATATATATAATAAAAGACAAGGTATCTAGTAGAGAGATATAAACATAAAAGGATTAAAAGAATGACTATTAAAGATAAAACAATGAGCCAAAGAAAAGCGGAGTTTGTACAACATTACTTAACAACTAAGAACGCCACAGAATCGGCGAGGCGTTGCGGATATTCTGAAAAGAGTAGTTATAATCAAGGGTATCGATTGATGAAAGATGACGAAGTTAAGAAAATGCTGACATTTGAGCTAGCAGAGAGCAAAGAAAGGCATTTGAAAGACCATGATAGCCTCATAGACCGCTTAAAAGAGGAAGCCCTTGGTGATGTATCAGGACACACAGGCGGAAGCCGTCTCAAAGCCTTAGAGTTACTCATGAAGTATTACGGAATGATTGACGATAAGCAGAAACTTGAAGTAAATATGGCTGAGAATGGTTGGTTTGAAAGCTTGGATTTTATAGAAAAAGACTCGCTTAACTAAGGCGATACTTTTTTAAGCGTATATATATACAATATGTACAGAATAACGCAATAATCACACATGGGGGGAGTGCTGGACAGGGTACCCGTAATACAT